TGCCGTGCGAGCCGCACTGAAAGCGCATTTGCGCCCCTTGCTGGCTCAGGACTGCAAGCTGGATATCAATCACATTGTCGGCAACATCCGCACGGAAACCTTGGCGATGGATGCCGTCCGCATCTCCCGCGCTATCAGTAAGCAGGCCACTTATGCCGCTGACGCCAAGGCCAAAGACGAAGATGTTGAAGGCTTGGTAAAAAAAGCCGCTGAGGACGAGTCCGAAGAGGAAGCGCACAAGGACGATGTTGAGGGCGGCGAGAAGGCCAACAAGAAGCTCGACGACGAAGATCCTCAGCGTGAAGGCGAGTCCGACGAAGACTATGCCAAGCGCAAAAAGGGTGCGGCTGACAAGCGGGCCAAGGATGAGGAAGAAGAGAAGGCCAAGGAAGACGAAAAGGAAGGCGGACGCAAGGCCAACGAAAAGCTCGACGAAGAGCGTAAGGATGCCCACGACGCAGCTCTTGAGCGCCGAACCGTGGATCGCATGAACGCCATCTTTGAAGCCAAAGAAGCCGTGATGCCGCTCGTCGGCAAGCTGGGGGCTTTCGACAGTGCCGAGGCCGTGTATCGCTTCGCGCTCGATCATCTTGGCGTGGATACCAAGGGTGTTCACCCGTCCGCGTTCCGTCCGCTGGTTCAGGCCCACATGGCGCTCGCCGCCAAGCCGAAAATGGCAAACGACAGCGCAGGCTCCGCCGACTTCGTGGCGCAGTTCCCCGGCGCTGCAAAATTGAAGAGGATTTAATCGATGGCTGCTAATCAGTTTCAGACACGCATGAACATCCTTCCCCCGGTTGCGGTTGCCGGGGACTTCGCTTCCCAGAACCCCCGTGCCGCTTGCCTGTCTGCGAGCGGTTTCGCGTATGTCGCCGGACCCAATGGCGTACTTGTCGGCAGCTTCGTGTGGGCTGATTCGACGGATACCCTCCTGAGCAATAGTGGGACCGGCGCCCCGCGCGGCTTCATTGCCCGCGAACAGCAGGCGATGTTGGAGCAGTATCTGCAATCAAATAGTATGATTATCCCAGCTGGGTTCCCGGCTATCCCGTACAACCAGGGCGACTACTGGGGCTTGACCAATAGCCCCGCGACCGTGGGGCAGAAGGTGTTCGCCTCTTTGGCGGATGGCTCCATCTCCACCGCCGCCGCTGGCTCGACGATTGCCGCAGCCACATCCACTGCGTCTTCGATTGCTGGCGACGTGCTTACCATCGGAGGCACTCTGACCGGCACCTTCGTGGTGGGCCAGATGATTACCGGCACAGGCATCCCTGCTGACACGTACATCACGGCTCCGGGCACAGGTACGGGCGGCGCAGGCACCTACACCATCAACACCAGCCTGACCATAGCAAGTGAAGCAATTAACGGCGGTGTGTCGGTTGAGACCCCGTTCCACGTCAACAGCAATGAGCCCGCCGGTGCGCTCATCAAAATGTCCACCTGGGGCTAAGGGGTAATCAATGAAACACATCAATCATCGTGAGTTTGAAAAGCGCGGCATCGTGCTGGACGGCTGCAAGGGCATTATGGAGCCACAGGACCTTGCCATGGATTACGGCATGGCCATGGACGCCCAGTCCCCCTTGGTGACTCAGAGCAACAGCGGTATTCCCGCGTTCCTGACCACCTGGATCGACCCGGACGTTATCAGTGTCGTCATGACCCCCAACAAGGCCGCCAAGATCATTGGCGAAGGCAAGAAAGGCGACTGGACCACCCAGACCGCCATGTTCCCGCTCGTTGAAGATACCGGCGAAGTGGCCAGTTATGGCGACTTCTCCGAAAACGGCGTCGTGGGCGCAAACGCCAACTGGGTGAACCGCCAGAGCTATATGTTCCAGACGGTGACCAGCTGGGGCGAAATGATGCTGGCCCGTATGGCCGAAGCGCGGATCGCATGGGCGCAGCAGCTGAACCTGGCGAGCGTGAAGCTGCTCGACAAGTTCCAGAACCAGTCCTACTTCTTCGGCGTGGCTGGCCTGCTGAACTACGGCCTGCTGAATGATCCGTCATTGAGTGCGCCTATCACCCCAGCGACGAAGGCGGCTGGAGGCACCACCTGGGCCGCTGGGACGTCCGAAGAGATTTACACCGACATCGTGAGTCTGTACGGCCAACTGGTCAGCCAGACCAACGGCGTCTTTGACCGCGAAGTAAAGATGGTGTTGGCCATGACGCCAGAAGTCGAGGTCAACCTGACCAAGACCAACCAATACAACGTCAATGTCACCGACCAGATCAAAAAGAACTTCCCTAACCTCCGCATCGAAACCGCCGTGCAGTACGCAGTCACCGGCGGAAATCTCGTGCAGATGATCGCGGAAGATTTGGACGGCCAAGACACCGGCAGTTGCGCCTTTAATGAGAAGCTCCGCGCCCATCCTGTCGTGGTCGGCATCTCCAACTTCAAGCAGAAAAAGACCAGCGGGACATGGGGTTGCATCATCAAGCAGCCCTTGTGCATCGCCGGAATGCTTGGCGTGTGACGAACTCCTCCGAGTGGTGGTCATTGGGGCTTCGGCCCCTTTTTTATTGAGGTGACAAATGGCAGGACAAATTGTAACCGTGGTTTGCTGCAAGCTCCCGAATGGCCTCATCATCGAGCACATGGGCAAAACCCATACGCTCAAAGGCTCCAACTCCACCGAGATCGTGGGCGGGCACGGGATAACCGTGATCGACAAGGAACTGTGGGACGCGTGGTATGACAAGCACAAAGATTATCAGCCGGTAAAGCAGGGCCTGATCTTTGCGCATGAAAAGCTGGATAGTGCGCAATCCATCGCCAAAGAACGGGCGAAGAACAAGTCCGGCTTTGAAGGCTTAGACCCTGACAAGCCGGGTGCAGGCCTCTCCAAAATGACGGACAAGGATTAATTCATGGCCGCGCAAGTAGTGGCCTTTAATCAGGCGATGTTCGTTGCGCGGTATCCTGAATTTGCCACCGTCCCTACTCCTACTCTTGCAGCATATTTTGCTGAGGCGGGGATCTATTGCAACAACTCAGCGACCTCCCGCGTGACCGACCAGTCCCCCGGCGGCCTGCTGAATATGCTGCTCAACATGCTCACGGCGCACATCGCAGCCCTCAATTATGGCGTCAACGGTGAATCGCCAAGCCCTCTCGTTGGCCGCATAGACGACGCCAGCCAAGGCAGCGTCCACGTCCACGCCGATATGGGCGCCGTGCCCAATACGGAGGCGTGGTTCGCTCAGACCAAGTACGGCATAGCCTACTGGCAGGCGACCGTGGCTTACCGCACGTTCCGGTACTTCCCGGGGCGCAGCGTTGCGCAGACCTTCCCAAGCCGTGGCGGATGGCCTCAATAAAGCTCAAGGGCGGCGACCTGATCGCTCGCAAGTTGGGTGAGATCGCTAAGAAGGTAGCCAGCGGGCATGAGGTATCTGTCGGCTTCCCGTCTGATGCCAAGTATCCAGATGGAACATCGGTGGCCATGGTGGCTGCTATTCACAACTTTGGTGCCCCCGCTGCTGGAATCCCGCCACGCCCCTTCTTCTCACGCATGATCGAGGAGCACAAGGCCGAGTGGGGGCCAAAGCTGGGGCATGCCATCAAGACGCTGCAATGGAGCGGGAAGCAGGCGCTTGGGGCGTTGGGGGAGGACATCTCGGGCGACTTGCGCGAGTCGATCCTCAACGGCGGCTGGCAGGACCTGAGCGAGATAACCCTCATGCTCAGGACCATGCGCAGCGATGTCCAGGGGTTGAAAGTCACCGGCAAGACCGTGGGACAAGCTGCAGCATTGATCGCGGCAGGAGCCAAGCACAAGCGCACGAAGACGGGGTCGGCCCCTTTGATCGACACCGGATACATGCTCAACAGCATTTCTTACACCATCGACGGCGGAGAGGAGCACGAATGAACCTCAATGGCCTCGTCGCTGGCATCGTGGGCACGGTAAATCCGCAGGTCAGCATCACCGTGCAGGCATCCAGCGGGTACACGGCCAACCCGGATGGGACGCAGGTGCCGACCTACATCAACAGCACGGCGACCGGCCAAGTGCAGCCGTTAGGCTCGCAAGACTTGCGCAGGTTGGACGGACTGAATATCCAGGGGGTGACCGCCAAAGTTTACCTGAATGGTGACTTTGAAGGGGTGTTCAGGGTGCTCGGTAAGGGTGGCGACCTGCTGATTTTTAATGGCCAGACATACCTCGTAACCGCAGTGCTTGAGCGCTGGCCGGACTGGACCTGTGTCGGCGTTACCATGCAATTAGGAGCATAGTTTGATGGCCGACATCCTCCCCAGCGTCAACGAACTGGACATCTTCACGACGATCCGGGCCTTCATTCTCACACTGGTAGGTTGCGAAGTGATACGCGGCCAGGTCAACCGCGTGGCCATGCCGGTGGGAGACTTTATCGCGCTTACGCCCATTTCCCAGGTTCCCCTGGAAACGAATACCGACACATATACCACCACCTCCAAGAGCGTCGAGCGCCCAATCCGCTACACGATCCAGGTCGACTGTTACGGCGTACTGGCTGGCGACCGGGCTTCAACGATTGCCGCCATGCTTCGCGACAACTACGCAGTGGACCAGTTTGCCCTCTTGGGCTTCGACATGGCCCCGCTCTATGCCGAGGACGCGCATCAGATGCCCTTGGTGGATGGCGAGGATCAGTACACGGAGCGCTGGACCTTTATCGCCGCTTTGCAAATCAACCCGGTCATTGCTGTGCCGGAATCCACGGCAGGAACACTGACCGCTGGAATCATCAACGTAGACGCAACATATCCCGCTTAATCACCGTCCGGCTTGCCCGACTATGGAGTAAAAGATGACCGTTTCCGCTTCTCGCTTTGTGTCAGGGAATCCTGGCGTTGTCGGTGCAGGCGGCGCAGCGCTGGATATGACCGGCCTGCTGATTACGCCTAACACCCAGATCCCCATCGGTGCGGTGCCATCGTTCCCGACCTATGCCGCCGTAAGCGCATTCTTCGGCTCGGCATCCAACGAAGCCTTGATGGCCGCTATCTACTTCAAGGGCTACGACATCGCCACCGTAACGCCAGGCGCCCTCCTGTTCGCTCAGTTCAATGCGGCCCCGGTTGGCGCATATTTACGCGGCGCATCGCTGGCCGGGGTCTCGCTGACCACCTTGCAGACCTA